GGTGCTCTCGATCAAGGAAGCATAGCTGTAGCTATTGGTCAAACTGCTGGAGAGAATAACCAAGGATCGGCCGGTGTGGCTATTGGTTATTATGCCGGTAAGAGTAATCAGGATAGCGGAGGAATAGCTATTGGTTACACCGCAGCGCAGATTACCCAAGGACAATCAGCAGTAGCGATTGGTTGGAGTGCAGGACAAACTAATCAAGGTGCTAACGCAATTGCGATTGGATATAGAGCAGGATTTAATAATCAAAATGCTAGTTCTATTATTTTAAATGCCAGCGGTGCAGCACTGAATTCAACTGGTGCGGGATTTTATGTTAATCCGGTTAGATCAACTACGTCATCTGCTAGACCATTAGTATACAATGCATCAACTAGCGAAATATTTTACACATCGACATTAGAATTTATAAACAGCACTATTTCAACAACTGACTCTTCTGGTTTAACCGTAGATGTTCAGACAACATTTAACTCAGATGTGTTGATGGAAAATGATCTAACAGTTAACAATACACTACTAGTTAGGGGCAGTAAAATCATACTGTTAAACGATTTTAAATCGTTGGTAGCAGCCAGTGTCGATTTCGCTGACTTCAAAGCAAGAGTAGCTGCATTAGTATAAGGGGCGCATAAATGACTAAACAAACAATTAACGTAGGCGCAACTGCAAATGATAGAACTGGTGACAGTCTAAGAACTGCTTTTAACAAAGTCAACGAAAACTTTACAGAATTATATGTTGCTCTAGGGCTAGATAACAATGGTTTAAATTTAGGAGCATTTACATTTACTGGTAGTGTATTAAGCACAGACGACAGCACAAATATCACAATAGATCGTCCTGTAACAGTCAATGGTGAAATAAAAGTTCACGGAGATATTACTCCAGAAAGAAATGATATCAATTTAGGAAGCTCATCTAAACCTTTCAAGAGTCTGTATGTTAGTAACAATACAATTTATATCGGAGGTTCCGCTCTAGGAATAAACCAGTCAGGTCAACTCACTGTTGCAGGATCGGAGGTTGGTGGTAGCACAGATAGATTATCTAACGGTGGGGACGAAGTTGTGTTAATCGGTGGTGCTAATCCCTACACATTATTTCCTGCTATAACAGGCGGGGATCAACTACAGATACAAGGTGCTGAAGTTAGTTCAGTATCGGGAGGTCTTGCACTTACTTCACAAGGTAACCTAAATATTATATCAAATGGTTCTGGCACGGCACCCGGGGGATCAAAGAATTGGACATTTGGCAATGATGGTAATTTGTCGTTACCATGGGGCGGCAGTATTTTAGCCTACGACACAGGTGCTGTCGATTTAGCTGCGGCCACCGGCACCGACAGTTATATTGGTATGACCTATGATTATCGCAATTGGATGTGGGTAGACACTGATGGGGCCTACATTCGATCTAGTAACGGTGATACCATAAAAACTTGGACCTTTGGCACAAATGGTTCATTAACATTCCCAAACTCAACTGTGCAGACTACTGCTTGGACTGGAGATCAAACAGTATCCACTACATCAAGTGTGAAGTTTAATACAATTAGGTCTAACATTCTAGCACCCCTGACTACAGGTGCTACACGCTACACTATTGCTAACATCGCTCCTGAGTCTCCTTGGACTAATCCTGTTATCACTATTACAGGCACCATTGGCCCAGAGTGGGTTAACGGATCACAACTTGAAATCACAGGAGTGACTACACCCACACAGGCCAACGGCACTTGGTATGTGCAGTATCGTAGTGCTAACTCTTTTAGATTATTCAACGATGCAGGACTAACTAGTTCTCCCAATGCATCGAGTTGGGCAGCATATACCGGCAGCGGGATAGTTAAACTACCAGATAGTCCTGCTAACCTCACTGTGGTTAATAATAGCAATACCTGGACATTTGGCACAAATGGCAGTCTAACATTCCCAAATGCAACTGTGCAGACTACTGCTTGGGCAGGAATACCCGGACCATATGCTGACGATAGTGCAGCGGCTACAGCAGGAGTTGCTGTGGGATATCCTTATCATAAAACAGGAACTAGCGGACAGGTATTTGTAAGATTGAGTTAACGGTTAAATATTAAAAAGAGAGCGTATTATGGCAATTCAAACAATCAACATAGGTAATCAAGTAAACGATGGTTTAGGTGATGACCTACGCACGGCCTTTGAAAAAGTTAATGCTAACTTTACTGACCTTGTTTCAAACGTGTTTACCACAGCATCTAACATAGGCGACACCGGAACTGGTTTATTCAAACAAAAGGTCGGAGCAGATCTACAGTTCAAGAAATTAGTTTCTGGAACAAAGATTTTAATCGATGATGCTCCAAATTCTGTTATTATTAACAGCACAGCAGCAGATGCGTTTACTAGAATTGATACTAATGCAGGAACAGTTAATGCTAGCACCTTCCAACAAATTACTGTTCAAGGTGGCGACGATGTCGATGTTACCGCATTAGGTTCTGTGATCACAGTCAATAACGTTATACCAGTAACAAAAATTTTAACCACCTACGACTTTGGGCCAATAACTGGAGCATTTACAAATACCTCACAACTAGCACTAGCATTTTCAAACGTAGACTTTGGAACTGTTACACTACCATCTACAGTCAATTTAGATTGCGGTAGTATCGTTTAAGGAGCGGCTAGATGGCTATTACTTGGCTAACACCAGCAGGAAGCCTAGGAATTATCACTGAACGTGTGATACAAAATATCACGATATCTGCATCTACAAATACTGCAAATCCAATTACCTATTCAGTAATTACAGGTAATCTACCAAGAGGTCTAAGATTACAAGGAAATCGAATAGTCGGTTCCCCAGTAGAAGTAAGAAAATACACAGAAAGCAGATTTGTTATACGTGCTTCAGACGGAGTAGATCTTGAGGATCGAACATTTTCTATATCAGTGGACGGTTCAGATGTTCCTCAATGGCTTACTAGAGAAGGATTCCTTAATGTAGGTTCGGGTGATGCATATTTTGTTTTAGACAACAGCTACGTAAACTTTGCACTTGACGTATACGATCCAGATTTAAATGCTGGTGAAACTTTAGAATTTTATCTAACTCCCACAGGCGGAGAACTTCCTCCAGGACTAAGTCTCAGCAAGGACGGTATAATATCAGGATTTACTGATCCTATCTTTACAGTAGAATACAGCAGTAGTTTCAACGGTGCTTATGATACCGGAGCATTTGATATCGCACCACTAGACATCGTTGAAGCTAGATCAAACGGCTTCGATAGCTATTTCTATGATACACAAACTTTTGATTATTCAGAAGGCAGCAGAGGTCCAAGACGTCTAAGTAGGATTTATACATTTGCTGTATCCGTCACTGATGGCATCAATACAGTTAATAGACTTTTTAAAATTTATGTAGTCACTGAAGAATTCCTACAAGCAGACAATAGTATTTTACAAGTCGATACTAATCTGTTCCAAGCAGATGCTTCAGCTTATCGAGTTCCTTTATGGATCACTGAAAGCAATCTAGGCAGATACAGAGCCAACAATTATCTAACAGTGTATCTAGATGTATATGATCCTCCGTCATTGTCGGGAACAATCACATATATCCAACTACCAACAAATCCAGATAATACTACCAGTGAGCTACCTCCTGGACTAGAGTTAGATGCAGTGACTGGAGAAATAGCTGGTAAAGTTCCTTATCAAGCAAGATTATCACAGACATACAACTTTACTATGCTGGCTGTGAATTTTCCTACACAGTTAGCTAATGTAAATTATGTATGGAAAAACAATTGGAATTCTACTTCTAACTATTTTGTTAACGATGCAGTTAGTTATCTCAATGAAATTTATATCTGTATAGCTGCTAATAGAAATAAAATTCCAGATGAAACTTCCGAGTTCTGGGTCAAAGGGACAACCAGTGCTGCTAAAACATTTACTATAGAAATTATAGGCGAGATAGAAAGTGCTATTAATTGGATCACTCCTAGCGATCGTGGAACTATCAAACCTAATCAAGCCAGCACACTTTATGTTGAAGCAGAAAGTTTGTTATACGGCGGAAAGGTAGTCTATGAATTTATATCAGGAAAATTACCGCCAGGGTTAGAATTATTACCTACAGGTTTGATTGAAGGTAAAGTCAAACAATTTGCAGATTCAACTGGTCTAGGATTAACAAGATTCTTTGATCACGATTCAAGTTTAGTTGATTCAACAGGATCTAGATCGTTTAATACTTCCTTCGATGGAGCAACTACATCGTTTGATAAAGTGTATACCTTTACTGTTAAGGCTAGAGATTCTGCTAATTTTTCAGAATCAACTAAAACATTTACGATAACTGTAATCGCTGATAACACTAAAACTTATGCTAACTTATATGTAAAATCTTTACAGAATAAACAAAAGAGATTGGCTTGGTATAATTTTATCACAGATGTTACTATCTTTACCCCCGACGACATATATCGATATGGCGATGAAAATTTCGGAATACAAACAGATCTTAAGATGTTAGTGTTTGCCGGTATTGAAAGCACAGAAGCTGTAAAGTATGTCCAAGCTATGAGCAGAAATCATTATCGAAAGAGATTACTATTCGGAAATGTTAAATCTGCCAAGGCCAAAGATCCTATGACACAAGAAACAATCTACGAAGTAATTTACGTAGAAATAGTAGATCCATATGAAAAAGATGGAAAGAGTATCAGTCAAACTATAGAATTACCAAATACTATAAAAAGTAAAGTTTTGATCAGCTACGATGCTATCAAAGTAAGCAGCGATATTCCTTTAGTAAGCGACAGCGATCATCAAAGAATATTTCCAAATTCTATTAAGAATATGAGAAGTAGAGTGCGTGGTGTTGGGGATAGAGATCGAGAATTTCTACCTCTATGGATGCGCAGTATTCAAGACCAAGCCACTTCTGAAACAGGATTTGTCAAAGCATTAACTCTATGTTATGCTAATCCAGGAAAATCTGATGCTGTTATAGCTAGAATCAAAGCATCTGGTTTTGACTTTAAAACGATTGATTTTGAAGCAGATCGCTACATAATAGATATTTTAGACGGAGAAATAGAGGATAAATACCTTGCATTTCCGCAACGTGGAGAAAAATTACCGTGACCAGCAATATTAACTATCTAAGCATTAATGAAAACTTTCCTGTAGCAGGAGAGGACAATGACACACAAGTGTTCCGTGACAATTTTGATACTATCAAAACCAGTCTAAGAAACGCCAAAGAAGAGATTACAGATCTACAAACCAACACAGCTAAAACAAATCTAGATAACGATTTTGGTTTGTTTAAAATTAGCAATGCTCTATTGCAAAATAATAGACAACAAAAATGGAATGGTGGTTCTGTAACCGCTAGTCCAACAACTATTGATTTCGAACAAGGATCATATCAAATTTACACTGTAGGCGCAAACGTTACATTTGACTTTTTAAACTTTCCAGGCGACCCGGTCTTCACGGCAGAACCTTCTCCAATTGGAATGGGCAAAGTCACTTTAGAACTTTACAGCGACGGTTCATCAAGAACTGCCAGTTTTTCTACGTCAGGCGGAACAGTTATCAAATCAAATGGGTTTCCTGGATACGCAACAGGAAGTCCAATTTTGACCTTGACTTCAGCTACAAATCCTGTTATCATTGAAGTGTGGCGACATAGTCAAGAAATAATCTTTATGAGATATATAGGTCAATTTGCATAATGTTTCATCCATTTGAAGGTGATTTATCCGAACTTAAAGACGCCGAAGTTGAACAGCGTCTTTTAGAATTGAACAGAAAATACTTTCAAGCATATCGTCTGGGCAAGCCAGAACTGTTGACACAACTCGCTACTTTTGTTACAATATATAAAGAAGAACTTCAAAAACGCCATGCGGCGAAACTGAAGGACAATTTAGATGGCGATTTGGATCAACTGATCAATGTGGAATAAATTCAATACTGAGCAAGAACTAATACAAGGCGTGATAAATCACGGACCTGATATTCTCAAGCATTGTCTTTGCTCAGACGATCTAGCACAATATAAAAAACGCATATACCAAGAGCATTTACATTATCCAATTCCACCGAACGAGATAAATCCCAAACATTGGTTTATTCCGGAAGATTATTGTCCAAATCTTACCGAGATGCTTTATGGAATGTGCGAAACTGACGAGCAAAGAAATCGAGTGAGTCAGGAATTAGAACTATATATTAAACACGGAATATATGATGTATTGCATGTCATCAAATATATTGTTGATACCCTCAGAGCTAATAACATAGTATGGGGTGTAGGTCGAGGTAGCTCTGTGGCTAGTTATGTGCTCTTTTTAATAGGTATCCACAAGATCGACAGTGTTAAATATAAACTACCAATAGAAGAATTCTTCAAGGAGATATAAAATGGGTAAAGTATATACCAGCGTCAGAGGTAAAGAAATTGACATGGAAAAGCTATCGCTTAAACATGAAACATTACCTGCTGTCGGAAATCTAAAAGTAAACGCTCGAGGCGACGAATTAGGCCCGGGAGGTAAAATTGTAAGAACTAGAGAACAGATTCTTCAAGATTATTACAAAAATAATCCAAGAGCTATTCAAGAAGAACTAGTAACGAGAAAGAAATAAGATGAATCTATTACCGCATCAAATCAAAATACGAGCCCTGCACGACGATGTAATCATCACGGAAATGAATTTTGATGAAATAAAAACCACCGGCGGGATTATCCTACGAAGTGACAATGGTAAAGCCCACGGTGTTCGTCCAAGATGGGGTAAAGTGTATGCTATCGGACCTGAGCAAACAGATGTTAAAATCGGTCAGTGGATCCTCGTAGAACACGGTCGTTGGACTAGAGGAATCAAAATTGACGATGGTGACGGCGAAAAAGTAATTCAAAAAGTAGACGTTAATTGCATAATGGCTGTCAGTGATCAAGCCCCTTCATTTGCAGACGACTATATTCCTGATAGTATCTAATGGGCTTACGCAAGAACTGGGATGTAGCTGATATCGCCAATCAGCTACACTCTCTATCAAGAGAATGTAACAGCAGTTACACGGATGGTTTCACATCATTCGAATTCAAAAAAGAACTATATCTTATCAAAGAAATCGTAGACCGCGCTCTAGAATCTGCTCCAGACTTTGGAGAATTGGAGCAACGATGGTTGACAGAACAAGAACAAAAGCGTATCATTAAGATTCTAAAGTCTTAAGGAGATACTAATGACTAACCCTTTTCGGGACCAAGAAAAGTTCATGCGGGCTTGCGACCAAACAGTAGACAATTATAACGTTGATCAGTTTAACCTCTATGTAAAACTCATAGAAGAAGAATGGAAAGAACTCACTGTTGCTATCAACAATGTTGATAAAGTAGAAGCACTCGATGCACTAACTGACATTCTAGTTGTTACTATCGGTGCCGCACATAGCATGGGATGCGATATTGAAGGTGCATGGAAGGAAGTTATGCGAACTAATTTTGCTAAGATTGATAAAGACACTGGCAAAGTTCGTAAACGTGAAGATGGCAAAGTTCTAAAGCCTGTTGGCTGGGAACCTCCAAATTTAAAAGATTTCATGGAAAAGAAATGAGAATCGGATTTACTTGTTCAACTTTTGATCTGTTTCATGCTGGGCATATTATGATGCTCAAAGAAGCAAAAACTCAATGCGATCATTTGATTGTGGGTTTGCAAACTGATCCCACGATCGATCGGCCGGGTATTAAGAACAAGCCTGTTCAGAGTGTATTTGAACGTTATGAACAACTCAAAGCCTGCAAATATGTTGATGAGATTTTGGTCTACGAAACAGAAGAGGACCTTGTAAATATCTTGCTTTCTTATCCTATTAATGTTAGAATACTAGGACAGGAATATGAGCATGAAGATTTTACAGGACGCTATGAATGTATAAATCGTCATATTGAATTTTATTTCAATAAACGTGAACATAATTTTTCAACCAGCGAATTACGACAACGTGTAATTGCCGCTGAAATAAACAAAGGATTGAAAAATGCAGGATGAAGATTATCACGAACCGCCCGAGCCTTGCTATATAATTGAAGGCGAATGGGCCAACGACACAGAGGAAGAAAATGAAAGAATTATGGGTAGAGAAGTATCGTCCAAAAACAATTGACGGTTATGTATTTAGAGATGCACATCAGCGAAAGCAAGTAGAAACTTGGATTAAAGACAAAAGCATTCCTCATTTACTACTAAGTGGTAGTGCTGGTATAGGCAAAACTACTTTGGCTAAAATATTGATTAGTGAACTAGGTATTGAAGATTACGATGTTCTAGAGATTAACGCAAGTCGCACAAACTCCGTAGATGACGTTCGTGACAAGATCACTAACTTTGTGCAGATGATTCCCTTCGGTCCTTTCAAAGTAGTTCTACTAGACGAGGCCGATTATCTATCACCCAATGCGCAGGCCGCACTACGTGGTGTTATGGAAGAATATCACGCAACTGCTAGATTCATTCTTACTTGTAACTATCCTAATAGAATTATTCCTGCAATACATTCTAGATGTCAAGGGTTTCATGTTGAACGGACTGACATTACTGAGTTCACTGCTCGTGTTGCCACTGTGTTAGTGGAAGAGGCAGTGGACTTTGATCTAGACACACTTGATAGCTATGTTAAGGTAGCATATCCAGATCTAAGAAAATGTATTCAACTTGTTCAACAAAACAGTCAAGACGGAAAACTCAATCCTCCTAATCAAGGCGACTCTGGTGCAGCTGACTGGAAATTCGATATGATTAGTTTATTCAAGGCTGGTAAAATCACAGAAGCACGTAAAATGTTGTGTGGCAAATTACGTGCAGAAGAGATGGAAGAAGTTTTTGTTTGGTTATATAATAACCTTGAAATTTTTGGATCAGAAGAAAACCAAGATAAAGCAATCGTTATTATCAAGCAAGGACTCGTCGATCATACTCTTATTGTTGATCCAGAAATTAATTTAGCAGCAACACTGGTGAGACTTTCAAAGTTAGTATGAAACAAAAGTTTAAAGAAGCATACATGAAAACTGCGGAAACATTCGCAGGTCTTTCACACGCTCGTAGATTACATGTCGGTGCTATCATTGTAAAAGATGATAGGATTATTTCAATCGGTTATAACGGCATGCCTGCAGACTGGGATAATGATTGCGAATACAAAGATTATATGAGTCGAGATGCAGGTGGCTGGTTAAACCCGGACGAAATTGAAGAACGCTGGCCCTTTGAAGAAAAATGCAAAGGCGAAGAAGAATCAGACCTATACGAATATACTAGACGATATGCTTTAAAAACTAAGCCGGAGGTGTTACATGCTGAAACGAATGCAATCGCTAAACTTGCTAGAAGCACTGAGTCTGGCCTCAATGCTACTATGTTCATTACTCATAGTCCTTGCCTTGATTGTGCCAAGCTCATTTATCAAAGTGGCATTAATGCTGTCTATTATCGTGATGCTTATCGTAACGAAGATGGAGTATCGTTCCTCAAACAATCAGGAATTAAAGTAGAACAATTAGAAAAGGACGCCTGAGCGTCCTTTTTTTAAACGTCTTTGTAAATCGCTAATATCTCCTTTACAGCTTCATGACGTTCGACATCACCTACGGTAAAGTGACAAACGTCTACATAACGATTGTTTTTAAAATCTTTAAAGAGTTGTAAAAACTCTAAAAGTCCATTATTGCTAGGACGATCGGCCTGTTGTAGGTCCCCCGTAACTACCATCTTGCTTCGCTGTCCCAAGCGTGTTAATAACATTTTCATCTGTGACGGTGTGGCATTTTGCATTTCGTCTGCAATAATTACAGCATTTTTAAATGTTCGTCCTCTCATATATGCTAGAGGGCTAACTTCAATCACCCCCTCTGTTATCATGTTTGTAATTTCTCTAGCATTATAGTTTTCTGAAAACACATCCATTATGGGCTTAGTCCAAGGTTCCATCTTTTGATTAAGATCGCCTGGTAAAAAGCCATGCTGTTCATCTACGCTCACAGCAGGTCTAGTAATAATTATCCTGTCAATGTCCCCATACTTTAGCTGATCGATTGCCCATTGCACGGCCAACATAGTTTTACCCGTGCCTGCTGGCCCGATGGCAAAAACTATCATTTTATTGGGATCGTTGAGTTTGAGTAGGTAGCTTTCTTGGCTAAGATTTTTTGGATATATCTGAACTCGTTTTCGTTTCTCTTCTAAACGTTGATGGATATTTATTACATTTGGTTGTAAAACTGCCGCTTGCTGCGTTCTTTTACGCTTCATATAAGGTTAGCCCTCCTTCTTATATGTTAGGCACGGACCCTAAAACCGCAGTGTCCGCTGGCCGAACACAAAAGTATTTAATATCTGTCGCAAAATAATATGTGTTATGTTTAAATTTTCGCGATAAATACAAATGGGAGAAGTTATGGCAGACATTAAAGATATCATACAAAACATAGAACAGATCTATGGCTCTAATAATAGCCTAAGTTTGCTCAAGGATTTCGAGCGTGTAATTGACGAATTAGACGTCTACGTGTTCGATAACTGGATAGACGGCGAGCTAGTAGAGGGTCCTAAAGAATCTCGTTACTTTGTAGAATGCACGTTTATGTGGCCGGAAGATAAAATGCCGGAACCTAAAGGTGGCCTTCGTTTAATCGACTACGGTTGCAAAGTAAAGATAGCTGAAGCTAAGTTATCTAAAGTAAGAAAAATTAAAACGCCCGACGATATTCGTCCAGGCACACGTAAAGGTAAAATTGATCTAGTTCCTGTATGGATGGTAAAGATTACTATGCCGAAAAAACTAATGTCTGACATTAATAGAGGCTACACAGAATTAGATAAAAATAAAGTTGAGGACATTATCAACGTGAGTGGTGCTGTTAACGCCGACGTTAATCCAGCCGACCAACAAGCACAGGAAATGGCAAATGCAGAACAACCAGCAGCTTAATGAAGGTCTACGATCTATGGACTTGGTTGAATTGGTCCATAACAAAATCGAAATAGATACCTTTAAATCAAAAATGGGCGAGGACCGTGATGTATGTGTGGTCAGCTTTCAAGTTAAAGATCGTAGCCCGGCTAAAGATTTAATGGAGTTTATCGAAAAAGGATATCCGTTTGTATTAGATGCTGATGTCAGCTCTGGAGAAAATACCAACGGTGAATATGCTGTTTTCGTCGAATTGTCAAGAACTCCTAAACTATCAGAACAAATTAAAGATTTAATTTATGGTGTTAGAAAATTAACAGGCATAGATGATTTTAAATTTAAGTATCATAAACAAAAATCAGAACACGATTTAGCAGAAGATACTATCAAAAAAGTAATCCCAATGACACCTGGAGATTACGATGGACTCATGAACAAAATGAGAACTGAATCTGTAAAAAGATTCTTTAACAAAACGCTAATGGACGATTTAACATTAGATGGTAATGTTATCACTATCCATAAACCGTTTGATCAAAAAATACAACTACGTTGGTTAAATGAAAACGATCCACAAGCGATTGTAGAAGGTGCTCCATCTGTTGATCCTGAATCATCAGCTGAAACTTTTTGGCTTACTAAAGTATTAGGCGATTACGATATCAATAAATTTGGAGATAAATTACTGTTCACAAATGGTGCAACAGCTATGTTATTGCAAAGGATATAATAATGAGTTTTACATTTGATTTTACCAAAGCACAATTAAAAGACATGATTCCAAAGAATCCATATGTAGATCATTGGTATAGTGCTCTTTCAGAAATACTTCCGGAATATGAAATCAATACTCCACAACGTGTAGCAGCCTTTCTAGCACAATGCGCTCACGAAAGTGGTGGATTCATTTTCTTAAAAGAAAACTTAAATTATAAAGCAGCAAGTCTGCGCAAGGTATTTCCTAAGTATTTTCCAGACGATAATATCGCAGCACAATACGCCAACAAGCCACAAATGATCGCAAACAGAGTCTATGCGAATCGTATGGGCAACGGTGATGAAGACAGCGGAGACGGATACCGTTATTGTGGTCGTGGATTGATTCAATTAACTGGTAAAGACAACTATACATTCTTTGCAGCAAGTTTAGACATTCCTATAGAAGAAGCCAGCGAATATCTAGAAACATTCGAAGGTGCTGTGCAATCTGCTTGTTTCTTCTGGGAACAAAATAAACTAAACCAATGGGCTGACAAGGGAGACATCCTAACATTGACTAAAAGAATCAATGGCGGAACTATTGGATTAGAAGATCGTATCAAGCATTACAATCACGCTTTACATATTTTTGGAGTAGCCTAAAATGTGGATGTTAGCATTTATACCAGATAGTTTTCTTATCTATGTTATCAATGCTATCTTAATCGCAGGTGCGGTTGGTTCCTTTTTATTCTTTTTTGTCTTACACAGAATTCTGCGCTGGTTCCCAGCACTTTCTCCCTACTACTTGATATTACAAGTAATCAGCGCAGTCCTTTTAGTAGCTGGTATCTATCTCAAAGGTGGTTACGGTGTTGAGATGGAGTGGCGTGCCAAGGTGGCAGAACTTGAAGAAAAAATTAAAAAATCAGAAGAACGAGCACCACAAATCAATACAGTGATTCAAAAAGTCTATGTAGACAAAGTTAAAACTGTAAAAGACACACAATATGTGATACAAGAAAAAATCAAAGAAGTCGAAAAGATTATTGATAAAGAATGTAAAGTTGCTCCTGAGGCTATAGACTTACATAATGCTGCGGCTAAAAATGCTAAGCCAGGAGAATCAAAATGAAAAGTATTCTCTTACTAATTCCTGCCTTGCTGTTAACTGGATGCCTAGGAACAGCTCCAGTTAAAAGAAACTTTCCAGAAGCGATTCCGGAAATCATGCAGGCTTGTCCTGAATTAAAAGAAGCAGCAAAAGAAACACAAGAATTAAGCAAATTGCTTGATGTAGTTGTAGTAAATTACAGCACCTACTATGAATGTCGTGTAAAAGTAGATGCGTGGATTAAATGGTATAACGACCAAAAACAAAATTTTGACAGCGTGAAATAATTTTTTTGAAAGGAGCGCAGATGGCTAACGTAGTAGACACAGTTTTAAAAATGTTCACAAAGGACGCAAAAGATCCCGATGCACCAAAGCCAGCACCGGGTAGCCGAAGTGAGCGTGAAGCAAAGATCAAAGACAAAGCAGGTATGGTTATTTCCGTATTCGCGTTGTTCCTAGCAGTAAACAGTTGGTATGGTGGGAAACTATCCAGCACAGTATTAAACAATACATTAGGTGCTAACAATGCTTGGGCACAATACCAAGCAAAAAATAATCGTTTAGTTAGTTATGAAATCGCATCAAAGACAACTAGTGATCCTAAACTAAAGGCAGAATTTAAGGCAGAAGCAGAACGCATGGACAGCGATAAGAAAGAGATCGCTGTTAATGCACGTAAGATGGAAGCAGATCGTGAACTAGCCAAGAAATCTAGTCCATGGATCGGTTATGCTTCTACCGCGTATCAGTTAGCCATTGTTGTGCTTTCCGCAAGTATCCTTGCAGTCAGTATGCCAATGTTTTGGAGTAGCTTTGCAGTAGCAGGCGTAGGATTAGTATTATCAGCCAACGGAATCTTCCTTTGGTTTTAATTTAGATAAAGGAGCGACTAATGACAGATCACACAACGATGAGCGATAGTGAAAAGAAAAAAGAAGATTGGATGAATGCTAAATGGCGTCCAATGATGGGTTGGATGTATATGGTTGTCTGCATGATGGACATGGTCATATTTCCAATCTTATGGAGTTTGTTACAAACTCTAACACATAGTCCTATTACACAATGGAATCCACTAACCTTACAAGGTGCTGGTTTATTCCATATCGCAATGGGTGCGGTATTAGGTATCGCGGCATTTGGTCGCACACAAGAAAAACTAAATGGAGCAAACAATGGCGGACTATCTACACCAGCAAGCAGCCCTTCAACATTTAGCCCTGCTCCAGCAGCACCGAGCAGTTTCGGCGCACCAGCTACGCCAAGTTTCGGAGCACCAAGCACCCCAAGTAGCTTTGGCGGAAGCAGCTTTGGAAGCGCACCTAAGCCGACGCCAGCGGCTCCAGCAATGAGCAGCACAGGTAAGCCAATGCCAGTGCAGCCTGATCAACCCGAACTATAAGGAGACATTATGAAACATTTAATTTTTGTAGCAGGCCTAGCATTAGCAGTAGCATATCCTGCATATGCTGAAGGCGAAACTAAAAAAGTCTGTATCGATGTTAAAGGCAAAGACGGCAAACCAGAAACGGATAAAAAGACTGGAAAAGTGAAACAAAGTTGTAAAGAAGTTAAAGTGCATAAAAAGCACGAAGGCACAGCAGTTCCTGAAAAGAAAAAATAATTCGAGCTCAGTAAATCTGCATTAAATAAAAGGACTGCTTGACACAGTCCTTTTTTTATCATATAATAATAACATGGATTATTACGCTACCTTAGGATTAAAACGAGGCGCAAGTGACGCCGAAATTAAAAAAGCATATCGTAGTTTAGCTATGAAGCATCATCCTGACCGCGGAGGTGATGAAAAGAAATTTAAAGAAATATCCACCGCTTACGATGCTCTAACCGATCCTGAAAAGAAAAGAATCATCGATATGGGGGGAGATCCTAATGCTCAACCAGGCATGGGAGGATTTAACCAAGGTCCCTTCGAATTCCATTTTGGAACAGGCGACTTAAACGATTTATTTGGAAACTTTGGTTTTGGTTTTGGCCAGCGTCCGATGCAAAGAAACAAAACTCTAAATGTTAATATTGAAATTACTTTAGAAGATGTGCTACAAGGAAAAACCATTGATGCTGAAATAGGTATGCCCGGAGGAGTAAAGAAAATGATCAACATTTCTATTCCTCCGGGTGTAGAGCATGGACAGCAGATTCGATACGAGGGGATGGGAGATAACTCTATAAGAAATCTTCGTCCTGGGGATCTTATCGTTAATATCATGATTAGACAGCATCCTCTCTTCAGACGTAACGGAACTGACTTAGCTATAGATCAAACTATATCTGTATGGGATGCTATATTAGGAACTACATTATCTATCACTACATTAGATAATAAACAATTAGATGTAACTGTTCCCCCAGGAACACAACCAGAGACTGTGTTAAGTTGTAACAGTCACGGATTGCCTCATATTAGATCCAAGCACAGAGGCAAATTGTTGATAAGAATAAAAGTTATGGTTCCAAGGAACTTATCTGAAGAAATGTTAGAAAAGGTAAAAATTATAAAAGATGGAATTTAAATTAGGACCACACGAAAGTCTAGTTCAGATCAGCACACCTTGGAATTTTGCTGCCGATGGAGATGCTGAAGAATTAGAAAAATCCATGATAGACTTTATGGTCGAAAGTCATGGCATTGGATTAGCAGCTAATCAAATAGGCATCACAAAAAGAGTATTTGTAATGGGCAGTAATAATATCGAAGGATTTCCTGCACCTTTCGCATTGTTTAATCCTGTTATCAAAGAAGCAAGTTCGGAATTAGTATTAGACGAAGAAGGGTGTTTAAGTTATCCCGGACTGTATCTTAAAATTAAAAGACCAACATGGGTAGTAGCAGAGTATCAAGACAGCAAAGGAAATACTCATGAAATAAAAGTAGACGGTTATCTAAGTAAATGTCTCCAACACGAATTGGATCATTTAAACGGTGTTTGTTTCGTTGACAGAGTAAGTCAGATGAAATTACAATTAGCTATGAAGAAAATTAGGAAAAAGAAATAATGATCGAACCAAGCAATCAATTGCAGGCCATTTTTGAATTTTCAGTTGAAACTGCAAAAAAATTAAAACACGAATATATAACCATAGAACATATTGTTTATGGAATAGCTTGCGAGCAAAACTCTTTTGAAATGCTAAAAAGTTTTGGTGCCGATGTTGACTTTATTAAGAGCAATCTCGAGCATTTTCTAAAAAACAATCTAAACGATATCGTTAGCCAAACTCAAGGTGCTGTAAAACCTAGAAAAACTAATTCTGTCGAACGAGTTTTAAATCGTTGCTTTACACAAGTATTGTTCGGTGGCAGACAGCGTATGGAAGTTGCTGATGTTATCATTAGTATACTTTCAGAGAAAAACAGTTTTGGTTATTATTTCTTAACCAAAGGTGGAGTAACTAAAGAAAAATTTGTAAAATATTTTCAAGAAAATCTAGTCATCGAAGAAGATAGCGAAGAAGAAGAACCGCACAGAATTGTTAACACATCTCAACTAGATAAAATATTGAATCAATTTTGCACTAACTTAAGCCTCAAGGCCAAACAAAGACTGATTGATCCTGTTATCGGCAGAGACAACGAAATCGAAGAAATACAGTTGGTATTAGCTAGACGAAATAAAGCCAACGTGTTAATGGTGGGCGATCCTGGCGTAGGCAAGACTGCTATCGCAGAAGGACTTGCACGTAAGATTCACGAAAAGAAAGTTCCTAAATTTATTCAGGACCATCAGGTTTATACATTAGATATCAGTGCTCTTTTAGCAGGTTCTAAGTATAGAGGTGACTTTGAAGAACGTGTCAAGGCTGTGTTAACGGCTTTAGAGCGCAAGGGAAAAATCATCTTGTTCATCGACGAAGCACACATGATGCAAGGTGCAGGAGCAGCGAACCAAAGCTCTAATGACATGAGCAATATGCTTAAACCTATTCTAACCAAAGGTGTGATCAAACTTATTGCCAGCACCACATGGGAGGAATATCGTAAGCATTTTGAAAAGGATCGTGCGCTAATGCGTCGATTCCAACGTGTTACTATCGACGAACCTACATCAGAGCTAACAGTTAAGATTATCAAAGGTGTAAGAAAGTATTACGAAAAACATCACAATGTAAAAATTACAGATGCTGCGATTGACCAAGCCGTTAAATTATCTGTGAAATACATGAGCGATAAAAAACTTCCAGATAAGGCCATTGACATTATCGACTGTGCGTGTGCAAGGTATAAACTCAAAGACGATGCCTCCATGGAAGGTGTAGAACAACTTGTTGATATCGAACAAGTTACCTACGAGCTCAGCAAAATGATTAATATGCCTCTTGAAACTGTGGCTCAAAAGGAAAGCAAAAACTTATCTGGTTTAGAAAACAATATGAAAAATGTTGTTTATGGACAGGACAAAGCTGTTGCTACCTTGCTAGATAAAATTTTTGTAGCCCAAGCAGGAATGAAGTCACCTAATAAACCAATCGGTAGTTTCTTGTTCTTAGGACCTACAGGCTGCGGTAAAACTGAAACTGCTAAACAGCTCGCAGAAAAAATGGGTATGCAATTAGTCCGTTTTGATATGGGCGAATATCAAGAAAAGCATTCTGTGGCTAGGTTGATTGGCGCTCCTCCGGGATATGTTGGCTACGAAGATAATGCTGGTATGTTGATTACTAAACTTCAAGAACATCCTAACAGTATCCTATTGTTAGATGAAATTGAAAAAGCTCATCCAGATGTTAGCAACATTTTGTTAGCCTTTATGGATAACGGATTTGTCACTGGTTCTAATGGCAAAGTAGCTGACGGTCGTAATACTATTCTTATCATGACCAGTAACTTAGGTGCTGCCGATAACGAACGCAATACCATAGGATTCGGTGAGCTAGAACGTGACGGAGAAGATGATAAAGCTATTAAGAAATTTTTTGCTCCTGAATTCCGCAATCGTTTAGATGCTGTGATTAAATTTAACAAACTAGACAATTCTGTAGTTGAACAAATTGTTAAGAAGTTTGTTGGAGAACTTAACACACAACTCAAAGACAAAGGTATTGAAATTGTTTTAGAAAGTTCTGCTGCTAAATGGCTAGCTGAAAAAGGCTACGACAAGAAGATGG